ATCTTATAGACATTAAATTTATTATATTTGTATAATATAATAAATATAATATGTCTTGTGAAAAAATAATGTGTAAATATAAGTTACACGAGAGATCATCGGTAATAGATTGGATAAAAAAAAACCACCCAGATAAGGGAGGTTCGATAGATAGAGATGAATTTAATAAAGTATTAGAATGTTATAAAACTAAAATTACTTGTAAAGCTAAAATTAAGTCAAATAATGGCAAAGATACCAAAGATGCTAAAGATGCTAAAGATGCTAAATCGACCAAAGATGCTAAAACAGGTAAAGATGCCAAAACAGGCAAAACAGGTAAAAATACTAGAAAAAAACGAGCAAAAATATTTACTTGTATGCGTAAAACTGCTAATTTTAGCAAAATTTTAAATTATCATAAATTTGATAAAAATTCATTTGATCCAACTAAATTAAATGAAGATCTAATTGACGCATCACCTAAGATGGTGCAATTATTACATAATATTAAAGAGTTGGATGCGCAAGATGTTAAATATCATGGTCGCAAATTTAAACATTTCATCTTTTCAGATGTTAAAGAGGGAGGTTATGGAGCAAAAATAATAGCATCAGCATTTCAAGCAAATGGTTATAATAATATTCTTAGATCTAAAAAGGTAGCTAACCAAATAAACGCAAAGCTATATTTAGATCTCGAAAACTCTAATTATAAGAATTTTGCATTATTGAGTTCTAATACTATTTTCGGAACTACATTCAATGAAAAAATAAAGAAAGAAGTATTGAAGATTTTTAATGAGCGCCCTGCTAATATACATGGGAAAAACATTCGACTAATAATTCTTGATAGTGGATTTAAAGAGGGCATTGATTTATTTGATGTAAAATACGTCCATATTTTTGAACCATCTATAACAATTGCAGATTTAAAACAAACCATTGGTAGAGCAACTAGAACATGTGGGCAAAAAGGATTAGAATTTCAAGAAAATATTGGATGGCCTTTATATGTATATAATTATTATTTAACAGTATCAGAAATAACAAGTGATACATTCTATACAAATAGATCTCTACTTGAAAATAATTACGAAAAGTATGAAAAAGACGAAGATATATTAGTATTTAAAAATGTAGAAAAATTCAATGATGCTACAATGAATTATAGTGAGTTTGATACAGCAATGATATATCTCGCTAAACAATTGTATGAAATAGGTCCGCTATTAGCTGTTGATTATGATTTGACTAAGAATTTACATAAAGTAAATGATTTAAATACAGAATTTATGGAAAAAGATTTTTACTTAATGGGAGGTTCCAAAGATTATGTACGAAGACAAAGCGACAATTCTAAATTTTTCAAAATAGACAATATCAAATGTATGGGTAAATGTGGTAAGAAAAGCACAAATGATATTCCGGTTAGTATAGAATTTATGAAATATGTATATAGAAAATATAACCATCCTAAACAATTGATGGTAAATTCAAAATCTAATATTCGCCAATTCTTATGTAATTATATGAAGAATTTGGATAATAAATTTTGCAAGCATATTAATTTAGAATGGTCTCAAAGATATATTAGAATCCCATATATTATTGAAAAACACAATAACTTATTAGATATAAAGAAAGAATTGCTTGCGTTAGAATTGAAAATTAATGATGATGAAAATAGTAATAGTCTTTCAAATATAAATTATCCAATGATTTTATATAAAGGAAAATCGTCCGCCTCTTCTTCTTCTTCTAAAATGACAAGAAGAATCTCTAAAAGTAATTCTTTAAATAAAACAAGTTTTGTTAAAAGAAGTTTTGCTAAAATGAGTTTTGTTAAAATGAGAGATTATATTAAAAATCATTATAATAATAAGGAATTTATTTGGGAACCTATAGAGGTAGTTAATAAATGTATTAGCACGCAAAATCCAACCTCTACAAATAATATAACGTTTAATCCAACACAAAAATTTATAGCTGATTATTTTACACCATCATCTCCATATAAAGGGATTCTGCTCTGGCATTCTGTCGGAACGGGTAAAACATGTACTGGTGTTGCTACAGCTACCTCTAGTTTTGAGAGAGAAGGTTACTCAATATTATGGGTTACTCGAACTACGTTAAAAAGTGATGTATGGAAAAATATATTTGATCAAATATGTCATACTATAATATTAGACGAGGTCAGAAAAGGTCTTGTTATGCCAGAAAATACTAGTGAGAGGAAAAGATTGTTATCTAAAAGTTGGCTTGAACCAATGTCTTATAAGCAATTTAGTAATTTATTAGCAGGAAAAAATATGATTTATGATATATTACTTGAGAGAAATGGGGCACGTGATATTTTACAAAAAACACTTATTATTATAGATGAAGCACATAAATTATATGGCGGTGATTTAAAAGCATCAGAGAGACCAGATGTTTCTATTATGGAAAATTTAATAAAAAATAGCTATACTGTTTCGGGTGCAGATTCTTGTAAACTACTAATAATGACGGCAACACCTTTTACAAATAGCCCTCTTGAATTATTTTCTTTAACAAATCTATTTATGACGCATGAAAGTGAAAAAATTACCACTAATAAAGATGAATTTAAGCAGCAATATATGACAACCAATAATATATTAAGTGAAACAGGATTAAAAAATATTGCTAATAAATTATCTGGCTATATTAGCTATTTAAATCGAGAGAAAGACCCCACGCAATTTGCGCAACCAATTATGATAAATGTTCCTGTATTAATGAGCCATGTAGAAAATGAAGACATGCGAGATGCTGTGTATTTACATAATAATATAAATAGTGTTGAGAAAGATATTGAAGCACTTATAACAAATTTAAGATCAGAGATTAGAGAGGCAAAATCCGATTTAAAGTCTAAAAAGCAGAAATTGAAAGAGAAACTAACAACTTCGGCATCGCAAACTATTGAACTGGAATTGGATACAATTCTGAAAAAAATTAAAATTATGGAAGAAAAAATAGACGATCATAAAAAAAATAAGCGTGAAACAAAAGAAAAAATGAAAGAGTTTAAAGAAAAAGTAAATGCAATAAAGAATTCGTTAATGCAAGAATATATATTGTATTCTAAATGTATGAACTTTAACTATAAAAATAATAAGACGCAGAAAAAGTATAAGCTGTTAACATAAGAACTCTGTAATTATATATATACAATCTCTCAAATCTTAAAAATAATATTCTTAAAAAAACCTAAAAACTTATAAATTAAGTCAATTTATACTTTAAATTATAAATAATTAGTTACTATTATTTATAATTTTTAATTTATACTAGTAAATTATGCTGTTTTAATTAGATGTAATTACATCTTTTTATATGTTGAACGGCATCTTTTATCTTTTAAAGCATCGGGATATTTCATGTTATGTGTCTTGGCAAACTGTAATACATGAGTGATCCATTTGCTAACTTTCTTATGTGATTTTTTATGGTGTTTCTTTGAAATATGAAACTTTTTTCTCCTTCTGCCACCACGCGATTCTTTTTCCTGCTCCTGCTCTTGCTCCTGCTCCTGCTCCTGCTCTTGCTCCTGCTCTTGCTCCTGCTCCTGTTCCTGTTCCTGTTCCTGTTCCTGCTCCTGTTCCTGTTGCTCTTGTTGCTCTTGCTTTGAATAACCACCAACTAATCTGTGTTTTCTGGATCTTCTACGCGATTTTCTATTCGAGCGTCTATTTGATCTTCTTTTGGTTTTTCTTGATGACTTACGACCTCTTCTTCTTCTTCTTCCACCCGTTGTTGTTGGTGGTGGTTCACTGTTTCCTGATTCATAGTTTGAATAATTGCTTGCTCCTGTGTTATTTCCAACTTCTTCTATTGTAGAATCTTGTCCCATATTTTATATATATAGAAAATATTATATTTATAATTTGCGAAATTAATTATAGCAAAATTAATTATAGAAAAATTAATTATTGCTAAATAATTAATTTTTCTTAATTTGCGAAATACTTTATTGCTAAATTAAATGAGTAATAAATAACTTTTATTTAGCCTTTATATTTTAATAAATCTATTATTTTAGATGTACTAGGAAATTCTTCATCTCCATAAATATCTTGCAATAGTAACCATTCAAAAAGTCCTCCTAAATATACATATATATTCGAGAATCCTAATTTATATAATTGATTGTATTTAATAATTACCTTATTATCCGTACAATTCTCTCCATATATTAAAATTTTAATGGATTTATTGTTTTTCAAACATTTATTTATTATTTCTTCTTCCTTAGAAGCATGAATGCTATTTTTAATTAGACAATCTTGCTTTAAATAATCAAGTGTATTAATTATCAAAATAGTTTCACCTCCATAATGTATACATTTTTGAACGAAAGAAAAATTAACTTTATTTATACTTGCATAATTACCCATAATTAATATATTACAGAGCTATTTATTTATTATAAAATAACGAAATATTAATGTATTTTATATAAGGCTCAGTGAAATTCAACAGTTGTAATTACAAATTCTTTTTTTATAGATCTTGATGCATTACACGATAATTCTTCGCGCTTCTTTCGCGTCTTGTTATTAGATGAATTTGAATTATAAGAATCACTACTTTCATTTGAAGATATTGAGGTGGTGGAATTAATAGATGAGTTTTTTGCTTTTATACAGCAGTTCCTTAGATTCATGTCATTTTCTATAATTTTATAATTTTTTTCAATATATTCTAATATTTCATTCTCAATACACCACTTAAAAAAATTTAATTGTCCTAATGTTGTTTGAATAAATGTATCATTCTTATAAGGGACATTTATTCTATCCCATCTGCAAAAAGGATCAAATTTTTTTTTACTATATGCTTTTAATTTAAGTTTATAATCATTATACACATTTACTTTCTCCAATTTATTGTCCTTACTTACCATATATACAATATAATTTTTCTTTGAGTAATTTGTAACGAACCAATCGACTATTCTTAAAGATATGCTCGACGATCCATTAATAATAGTAATCATTTTATCAAAATTAGAATCTTGGTTATAAAAATTTAACAATTTATTTAATAATACTTCACTCTGTGTATCTATATATAATGCCATTTAGAATATTAATATTC